GGGACCTTCTGTCAACATATTTTTCTTATGTTTTTCAGAAGTCAACCAACTATTGTAAATCCTATTAGTTACTTCGGATACATATTCTTTAGTCATAGGGAAAACACCGAATGATTTACTAATATATACGTTTTCTACCACAATACTATTACTTTGAATGTCTGAGTGGTAGATTTTATTCTTACTCAACATATTCACTGACCACTCATCTGCGTAGATAGACAACGATTCATCTTTAGTAAGGACACTTAAACCGTGACTCACTCTAAAAGAGTTTATCATACCAATCAAAACAGTTTCCAAAGAATCAATATCCATTTGAGAAACTACTTTCTTATTATTTTCAATGGAATAAGAAACCATATCGTTTTGGGAATAAGCCTCTACACCCAAAATAAGACTGAATAAAATCACTAAATTTTTCATATCGTTATAGTTTTATAAGAACAAATGTAATAAGAAATATTTAATCTACCAAATTTTTTATTCACTTTTTATAATAATTTCATCTTTTGGTTTGGAATAACTTATTTTGATGGTACCATTTTCTTTAATTTTACCACTTAAAATTTCTTCAGAGATTGGATCTTCTATGTGTTTTTGTATTGATCTATTCAAAGGTCTGGCACCATAATCTTCACTATAACCATCATCAACTAAGTAATCCCTAACAGTTTTATTAATGATTAGGTTATACCCTATTTCACTAACTCTATTCTTAAGTTTCTGTAATTCTAAATCTACGACTTTACCAATTTCTTCTTTGGTAAGTGATTTAAATATGATTACATCATCTAATCTGTTAAGGAATTCGGGTGGGAATTGTTTTTTCAATTCATCAGTTAAAAGACTTTCTTTAATAGAATCTTCCCTTTCAATTTTAGATTTAGTGCCAAAACCTACACCTGTTCCAAAGTCTTGTAATTTTTTAACACCCACATTAGATGTCATAATTACCATACAATTTTTAAAGTTTACTTTCCTACCAGAACTATCTGTAAGTTGTCCATCATCTAATAACTGTAACAATGTGTTATAAATTTCTTTATTTGCCTTCTCTATCTCATCAAATAGTACAATTGAGTAAGGTTTTCTTCTAACCTTCTCAGTTAATTGTCCACCATCACCATGACCAACATATCCTGGAGGGGACCCAATAAGTCTTGATATCGAATGTTTTTCTTGAAATTCTGACATATCTAACCTAATCAATGAATCCTCATCACCGAAAAGATATTCCGCCAATCTTTTAGCAATATGTGTTTTACCCACACCAGTTGGACCTAAAAACATAAAAGTACCTATTGGTTTTTTTGGGTTACGAATACCTACTCTATTTCTTCTAATGGATTTGGCAATTTTTTCTAACGCAATTTCTTGTCCAATAATAGATTTTTTTAACTCATTCTCTATCTCTAACATTCGTTTACCCTGATCACCACTAATTCTTTTTAGTGGAATACCTGTCATAGATGAAACTACTTCATTAACATCCTCTATAGTGACAACAGTCCTTTCGTTATTTAAGTTAGTAACCCATTTTTCTTTTTCAAATATAAGTTTTTCATTTACTTCTCTTTCCTCATCTCTTAATTTCGCAGCCTCTTCGTATTTTTGTTTTTTAACAACTTCACTTTTCCTGTTCTTTATCTCACCAATCATCTCCTCTAATTTACTTATAGATGCGGGTGGTTTGATAGATAGTTGACTTTTGGATCCAATCTCATCCATAATATCAATTGCCTTATCAGGAAACTCTCTATCAGTAATATACCTATCTGCCATTTTAACACAATGTACTATAGTTTCTAATGGGTAAGTTACTTTATGGTAAGTTTCGTATGAAGACTTAATTTTATCCAATATTTGAATTGTTTCCTCTATTGTAGGTGGATCAATTAATACTTGTTGAAATCTTCTAGCCAATGCACCATCTTTTTCTATATGTTCTCTATATTCATCTAATGTGGTTGCACCTATCAATTGGATATCACCTCTAGCCAATGCGGGTTTTAATACGTTAGCCGCATCCATAGAACCCGACGCATTTCCAGCACCAACCATAGTATGTAATTCATCAATAAATAAAATCACATTGTCAACCTCCATTAATTCATCGACCACACCTTTTATCCTCTCCTCGAATTGTCCCCTATATTTTGTACCTGCAACTAAAGATGTTAAATCTAATGATACAACTCTTTTATCTAATAAAGTTCTTGGTGCATCACCCTGTGCAATTTTTAGTGCCAACCCCTCAATGATAGTTGTTTTACCTACACCAGGATCACCTATCAAAACAGGATTATTTTTTTTCTTTCTCGCCAAAATTTGGGCAACCCTTTGTATTGACTCATCTCGACCAATAACGGGATCAATTTTACCTTCAGACGCTCTTTTAGTAACATCCACAGAAAAATTATTTAAAATAGGAGTTTCATTAGATTTAGGACTACCTTTTGGTTTCGGTATTTTACTAAAATTGTCTTCATCATTCCCACTTACTGGTTCTATTGAGTTCTCAATAGAAGTTTTATAACTATTATAATTTATCTTCATACCTTTTAATATACTACTTATGTCATTTTTTACTTTTAAAGTCGCCAATAAAATATGTTCGGTGTCCAAATAATCGTTATTCATTAAATCACATTCTTTTTCCGCACCTTTCATAATATTTTCAGTAACAGTCTCCAATGGATATTCTTTTTTGTTTAGTAACATAGTATTGTAGTCATCCCTATCTTTATGTAATTTCCTCTCAATACTCTTATGTAACTTATCAACATCTACACCCATATTAATTAACACTTTAATCGCATTATTATTATAATCATTTATCAATGAGATGATTATATGTTCAATCTTTACTTCATTATCCCCATAAAATTTAGCCTGTTTGATGGACATATTTATGATTTTCTTCACCTTAGGCAAAATCTTTTTCATACGCGATTTGTTTTTTATTATAAATATCCTTATCTTTGTATTCAAATTTAATAAATAAATTATGAAAAGTCAATATGAAGTTATTTTGGGTGACACTAAAAATGTGTTAAAGGAGATGATTGAAAAAGGTGAAAGGGTTGATATGATTTTCACTTCCCCACCATATTATTCTATGAGAAAGAACTATAGTGGTAACAATGATGGTGAAGTTGGATCAATACACGTTGATGAATACGCAGATTGGTTTTTAGAATTTACTGAACTATTCCTTAAGGTTTTAAAACCTAATGGTAGTTTTTTCTTAAATATTAATGATAAAATAGACGATGGGACAATTCACCCAGTATTAGATGAGTTAAAGTATAAAATGCGTAAACAGGGGTGGAATTTAGTGGCTAAACCTTATATTTGGTTTAAAAAGAACGCCATTCCTACAAATTGTAAGTATCGAGCAATTGATAGGTACGAATACGTTTTCCACTTCTCAAATTCAAACAAACCTAAATTTAGGGCAGATAACTGTAGAACTGAACATTCGGAAGTAACTAAAAAAAGATTTTTGAAACCTGTTACTACGATTGGGTCTAGAGATGGTGTATATGATTCACAAATGAGAGAATTAAATGAAAAGGGTTCGTTACCACACAATGTAGTAATTGCTGCTTCAGAAACAAACCCAAGCGTACTACACCCAGCACCGTTTTCTGTTGAGTTGGTGGATTGGTTCGTAAGGATTGGTAGTGATGAAAACGATATCATTATGGATCCTTTTGCAGGGTCATCAACAACAGGTATTGCAGCACTTAAAAACAATAGAAAGTTTATTGGTGTGGATTTGGTACCGTTTAATGTTGAGTTTGGAACTAAACGGTTAAATCATTTTTTAGAAACTGGTGATGAATACATCCCTAAAAATCTTTTAGAGGATAAAGGTATTGATGCTAATTATTATAAAATTAAAGGTAAACACATTAACAATCCGTGACAAAGTGTCACACTTTAAGAAATACTTTTTAACTTTACTTATCTTAGGTTTTATCTATATTTAGATTTGACAAAATAACATTATTTACTTATAATTATAAAATGATACCTAGTGCACCAAAATTTAGAAAAATAGTATTACTTCTTAAGGATACTGAGGGTAAACCTTCAGATAGGGTTGAGTATTTGGACTCTGCAATGATAATAACAGGAAATTACGTTATTATTACAGAAGAAAGGGAAGTTTCTATTGATGAACCGTCAACAATAGATGGAAGAATATATCAAATGGAAAACATCCACTCATATAAATTATACAAAGATTAAAATATGGTTTTAAATAAGTACGAAGAAAATGGATCAATAGAATGTCTATACGATTCATCAAATATTTTGGGTTCAAAATATATTACGACAGATAAAAAGTTGGCAATAATTTTTGGTTCAGGTAGACAATATGTCTATGAAGGTGTCAAATATGAGGACTATAAGAAATTCGAATCATCTGAAAGTCAAGGTAAGACTCTACACACTATCCTTAAAAAATACCCATATACTCAATCTAAAGACACATTAGATGTTTCACCTTTAGTAGAACAAATTAATGAAATAAAGAAGAATTTGTAAGATGAATAGTTTAGATAAAAAATATACTGACTTACTTCAAGACATTATTGATAATGGAATAACAAAGTCTGATCGAACAGGAACTGGTACTCTTTCAGTATTTGGGAGACAGATAAGACATAAAATGAGTGAGGGGTTTCCTTTAATAACAACAAAAAAAATGTATTTTAAGGGAATTACTACTGAATTGTTGTGGTTCTTACGTGGAGATACAAACATTAAGTACCTGATAGACAATGATTGTCATATCTGGAATGGTGATGCAATGAAGAACTATGAGTATCAGAATGGAGAAATTGATTGGGGTCCTTTTATTACAAAAGAAGAATCATTTGTTGAAAAAATCAAAACTGATGATGAGTTTGCTAAAAAGTGGGGTGAGTTAGGTCCAATTTATGGTGCGCAATGGAGAAATTGGTTAACATATAAACCTTCAAATAATACGGGAAGTTTCTATCAATCGGGTAATATAGACCAAATCCAAAACCTAATCAACGACCTCAAAACAAATCCAGACTCAAGACGATTAATGGTTTCAGCTTGGAATGTTGGTGAATTAGACCAAATGACACTTCCTCCTTGTCATTATGGATTTCAAGTTTATACAAGAGAGTTGAGTACAAAAGAAAGATGGGAATGGTATGGTAAAAATGGTGGTCCATATGGTGAGATTAAATTAATTGGAATGATGGTTTATGAAAATGAAAAAGATAATTCACATATAAAATCTTGGTTAGAAAAATGGGCACCTAATGTACCAACCAGAGCAATCTCTTTAATGTGGAATCAACGTTCAGTAGATACATTCTTAGGTTTACCATTCAACATTGCATCTTACGGTTTACTACTTGAAATCATTGCAAAAGAAGTTAATATGGTTCCTGATGAATTGATTGGTAATTTAGGTGATACACATTTGTATTTGAATCATATTGAACAGGCAAAGGAACAGATTGGTATGGATTTAACTGATGAGGAGAGATACCATATTTGGTTTGGTAATAATTATGAAACAGGAATGGAGAGATTTTTTGACCCAAATAATCTACCTAATTTTGATGATGTTTATTATGAACCAACCCCAAGCCGAACAAGAGAGCCGTACGCATTACCACAACTTTCCTTTTTAGACGAGTATCATTATATGAGTGATACTGAATTAGTAGGATCTATAGAATTTTCTGAAAAAATAAATAAATTTAGACCCGATTTCTTTAAAATAGAAAATTATCAATCACACCCATCAATTAAAGCACCTTTAAGTAATTAATATATGATAGGAGAAGCAAAAATAGTACATTTAAAAAGTAATGCACAAAAATTAGAGACTTGGATTGCAATGATTAATGGTGAAATTGTGGGACACATTTATATGGAGAGAGAGGACGGGTTAAAAATAAAATTCTTAGACGCTTGGGTTCACGAAGATCACAGACGTAAAGGTATTTTTAGAATGTTATGGGAGGCTAGATGGAATTATGTTGCAGAAAAATATTCTGGATGGTTGGCATACGCATGGTGTAAACCTGCATCTCTACCATTATTATTGGAAAAAGGTTTTGATGCGGGTGAGATGTGTACATATGTAGAAAAGAAGATAAATTGAGGTCGTTTATAAAATATACACTTCTTTGGGTATCCCAAAATTTATCAATTCCTTTTTGGACTGTAGGACATATTCACCTTATGACAACAATATATGAGGATATAATCGAATTAACTATGTCTTTAGGGATGAATATCATAGTGGGTGTGGGATTTTATGTGGGTTGGTTAGACCATAAAAATGAAAAAAAATAAAAATAAAAATAAAAAAAAATGGAAAAAGTAATATTAAAAGAAACAGTTGTTAGTGGTGACACTAGAAATAATAAAAAGTATAATAGAAATAGAAAACCTAAAAACAAAGTAGAAAATGGTGAGAATAATAATAGTATAAAAAATGATTTTTTACTCATCAAAGGAATAAAAATGATCGGTTCATATAAGATAGGTTCTAATTACTTTATTTATTTACAAAAAAAACCTAATTTTGTACATAGATTTTTCACTAAGTTATTATTAGGTTGGGTTTGGAAAGATGTAAAATAAAAAATTATGGAAAAAAGTTATCAGATTAAAAAAATAATGTTGTTAAAAGGCAAATTTCAACACGTTATACTACTTAATACACAGGGTGAGGTTTTCGAAACTAACTGTTTTGGTGAGGCAATGAAAATATGTGAACTAATGAATGCAAATACCGATAGTGGGTGGAAGTATGAGATAGTACAGATATTAAATAATAAATAAGAACGGGCGTTCAAATAACATAAAAAATTAAAAAATAAAAATTATGGAAACAATTTCATTCGCTTTGGGTGTGGCTTCTGTCTTAGTTGTGCTTTTGGGTACGGTTACAGTATGGGTTACGCTTAAGGTTAAAAATTTAATTAAAGAAAATCGTGATTTAATAATTACAATTAACAATTTAGATCAAAATATTGATCGTAGATTTGAAAATCTGGAACATCATTATTCAGATGAAATAAAAGAGATAAACGACACTATAAATGTTAGAACAGATGGTGTTTATATTAGAATAAAAGAAGAAACGGTATCATTAGAGAGACATATGGATCATATGTTAGAGACTAGTAAAAAATATACCGATTCCAGAATAGATAAGTTAGTAGACTCATATTTCGAACAAAAAGAAATATTAAGTAAAACAAAACAAATTATCAAAGGATAAAATAAGATTACGCCCGTTTCTTATTTTAATTGATATTTATCCGTAAGATTATATTTATATAAAAAAGTTTATGGAGATAAAAAAAATTACAGAACAAGAGGTTAATGATATTATTCAAAAAGAAAAAATTGATTTATCTTCTTTCGAAGTCAGAAGTACGTTAAACCCTAAAATTTTTGACGATGAACAACATATGCATGAAGAAATAAGAAGTAGACTTCTTATGATTGCAGATGATTTTTTTGAGACATTAAACGTAGAATGGGTAGATATTGATGATATCATATTAACAGGTAGTTTAGCCAACTATAACTGGTCAAAATTTTCAGATGTAGATTTACACATTTTAGTTGACTTTGAAGAAGTCGATGATAATGAAGAATTAGTAAAAGAATACTTCAACTCAAAGAAAAATTTATGGAATGATAAACACGATATAACTATAAAAGGTTATGATGTGGAGATATATATGCAAGATACAGAAGAACCTCACGTTTCTAGTGGGGTTTATTCTATTTTATGGGATGGTTGGGTAGTTAAACCAGATTCATCAAAAAAAGATATAGATTCTAAAAAAGTAGAACAAAAAGTCAACAGTATTATAGATTCAATAGAAGAGATTTTTTATATGTATAAATCTGGTGAATATGACAAAACTATTAGAAAAATAACCAACCTAAAGGACAAAATTAAAAAAATGAGACAAAGTGGGTTAGATAGAGAAGGTGAGTATTCATTTGAAAATATTGCGTTTAAAGTCTTAAGGAGAACAATGTATTTAGATAAATTAAGTGAAATAGAAACTAAGGCATATGATAAATCATTAACACTAGATGAATCAATATTAAAAATTAAAAATTTATAAAAATCTAATTTTGTTTTTTTATTAAAACTGCAATATTTATTTAATAAATATAATTATGGCTTCAACTTATTTAACAGGTACTTTTACAGTAATACACAACACTGGTAATACTAATTTTGATAGTTACGTTTACAGTGCGGTTTACTTTAATACAAATGGTACATATACCATAAACGGATCTTCAATAACAGGTGTTGCAGGTAAAACAATAGACTTATTAATTCAACAGAGCGGTACTACATTAAATAATGGATTCGCATTATTAGGTAATCTTAAACCTGCAGGATTATTTCAAACAGGATTAATAACATCAACTGGTGGTACAGAACAATATAGGTTTGTTGACATTAAAACTGGATTACCAACTAACGGATAATAATAAAAAAAAATAAAAAATGAGAAAAATAGTAAATCCTAAAACATTAAAAGGTCAAGACAAAGTAAATAGAATGTTAGATCTTATGGGAAAAATGAATACACTTAATGAGAGTAAGTCATTTTCTGAATTGGAGTTAATAAAAAAAGGTCCTAATGGTATTGTTTACGGTATTGTTAGAGAAAATCACGATTACTTTATAAAAACATCGAATAAACCTTATGGTAAATTTTTATCAGAAGATTTTCAATACATCGGTGGTTTACAAAATAAAGGTACCGAAAAATATCATTCATATGCTGAGGCATTAAAACATTTAAATATTAAGTTTGATATGTTAAATGAATCTTATGGTATCGAATATAACGTCAATATTTTTGAATCTGATGGTAATGCAATTGCAGGTGGTGCAGGATTCGGTTTCGTATTAGAAAAAGAAGAAGAAATCATTTTAGATGATGATATTACGGAAGAGAAAAAAGTACTTAAAGTAGATGCACCAGCATCGGCAACTCCTGAGGCACCAGCGGCGGAGGTACCTGTTGAGGATGATGTTGCGGATGATGAATTTGGTTTTTCTGATGAGGATACAGAAGATTTAAGTGATGATGAAGGTGATACACTAGGTGATGAAGGTACTGAAGATTTAGGTGATGAAGGTACTGAAGATTTAGGTGATGATGAAATCACAAAAAAAATACAAAAACTAACAGGTAAAATCGGACAGATGTTGAGGGACTCTGAAGATGTTGACCCTAAACTAGAAAAATACGTTATTAACTCAATCATTTCGGCTTTACATTTAGATGAAATGGATGAAAGTGATAAAGAAGATATAATCTCAAAGTTCGAAGGAGAGGATGAAGAAGACTCATTTGGTGACGATGATGGTACTGATGATTTTGGTGATGATGAGGGTTCTGACGAAAGTACTGAAGCACCAGAAGGAGGTTCTGACGAAAGTCCTGAAGCACCTGAAGGGGGTTCTGACGAATTATCAGAATCTAGAGGTATTGTTTTTTCTAAAAAACAACTTATAGAATCTTTTTTAAACAGAAGTACTAAAAAATCAATTAAAAAAGTTTTAAAAGAAAGAAAAGAAATCTGTAACGAATGCGGTGGTTACCAAAATGGAGATGTAGTTGAGGGTATGATGTGTGAATGTTCGTCAATGTACGAAGGTGAATCCAATGGGTTTAGTGATGGTAGAAAAAAAATAGATTTGGCTAAGCCATACGGTACTATAAATGCGGACGACTTAAGAAAGGTAAGAAGTATGAAAAGAAAAAGACATATCGATGAGGATGAAATGAATGTTGTAGATGCATTACAAACAGGACAAGGATATCTTTCAGCGACAAAAGATTTAGATAGAGATTTCGATGGTATACCAAACAGATTAGATTTAGATAATAATGGTGACGGAGATTTAGATTTTTCTATGAATAATAGAAATTCTTTTGATGATGATTTCATTGAATTAGATATCGACTTTTTAAGATCCAATGCACCTGTTAAGGAACCAGGAATTGAAACACCTACAACTAAACCAGGAACTGGTAAAGATTGGGGCACGGTTAAGAGACCGAAAGTGGATCCTAGACCTAAAGCGTTAAGTGATTTAGATAGAGATTTTATGTCTAACGCACCTGTTAAGGAACCAGGAATTGAAACACCTACAACTAAACCAGGAACTGGTACAGATTGGGATAAAATAAAAAGACCTAAGGCAGATCCAAAACCAAAGGCTATGGGTGACGAAGAAAGAATTAGACCTTCATATAGAAGAAGAGGAATGTTTAGATAATGAATTTAGTTTATATTAATAGGATTGGTCAGAATTGGAAGGGGAACTACGTTTATGAGTTCCTCTTTTCTGATATTTTAGAAGATATAGATGGTGACGGTTGGGACTCATACCCTTCATTGGGAAATCCTGAACCGCCAGAAGATAAATTTATTAAAAAAAATGGTTCTTTAACTACTACACTAAAATTAGATTTAGTTAAAGATTCAGAATCTTTCGCAATGTGGGACGCAGTTGATGGTATAATCGCATTGGCTTGGGAAAATATGGAAGGGTATGATGATTATCCCGAAAAAAGACTTTTCTTTTCATTTGGTGAATCTTTATCTTCCGTAGAAGATAAGTTATACGAAAAGGATATGGTAATAAAATATGAAAAAGAAATGATTAATACTTAAAATTATGGGTAATAAAATTAGAATTTATGAATCTGAAATAAAAAGAGCCACTAGGAGAAAACTAATGGAAAAATATATTGATTCAGTTGACGAGGCGGAAGAGATGACAGTTTACAATCAAGATGAATTTGATAGTTCTTTTGATAAATTAGATAAAGGTACTTATGGTGTAAAAGATAAAGAGGGTAAGATACGTTCAGTAACCGTAAATGAGGATGACGATTTGGATCAAACCTCAAAGGGGGAACCTAAATTATTAAGAAAATCTACGGGAATTAGTAAGGGTAAAGATATTTCTAAAAGTAAAATTAGAAAATAATAATTTATAATCGTAACTATTGTGAAAATTAATATTTTTGAAAAATCCAAAGAAAAAAAAGACAATACTATTCACACAAAAAAATGGGATAGATGTGTTAAAGACGTGGAGAAGAAGAATAAAGAGAACGGTACCGATTATAACCCATATTCAGTATGTACAGATTCTATTGGTTATGAGGGTTCTGTTAAAAAACCTCACAGAAAAAAAGATGGGGTAGTTAATCCTAAAATGAAAAAAAAGGACTTAATGGAATATATTAATTCTAAAGTTAGAATTAATGAAACACCTAATAATGAAGGTGAACGTCAATATTTTGTAATTAGAGAAATGCCTTCCACAGATAAAGTTAAAATATTCAAATTTTTAGAAAATCTTAAATTAAGTGGTGTAATTAATATGTTCGGGGCATCCCCATTATTAAATTGGACTAAGGATGATTTACATAGATGGTTATATGGAATGGGTAAAGATCCTGAAAGTATAGAAGATGAAATTGGAAATTTAGATGATTACGATGAGGATGATGAGGACTATGTAGGGAACTCAAATGGAGATAAAAATTCTTTAGAAGAACAATTAATACATATCAATTATCTTTTAGATAATAAACAAGAGATTAGAGATATTTTAGTTAGGGCAGCAATGGCTAGAATAGAAAATAGTGGTGGTAGTACTGAATTAAATAATGTACAAAGAGTGTTTGAGAAGATGGCTAAAGATTCTTTTAAAATGTGGGTAAGTACTATATATGGACATTAAAAATAAAAATATGAAAAGAAAAAATATCGTTAACGAAGTAACCAATAGAGTTATAAAAGAAAAATACAGACTTAACAAACTGGTTGAGGCTATTGAATATGATCCCGAACATCCAGAAAGGATGAATCCTGATTTAGAGGGTAGACTTAGAAGTGGTGAACATTTATTTGGTAAGAGTAAATCTGTACCAGTGGGTTCTGATTCTCAGAATTATTCCGAAAAAATCGCAGGACAAAGATTTAAAGAAATTGTTAATAAAGTTAAAAGATATCACGGTGTTAGAAATATTACACCCGATATGATGAGAATGATGTTCCAAATAATGGGAGAGATTGGTCAAATTGAGACTAGACATAAAGAAGCATTAGAACAATTGGCAGTTGATATAGTATCAGAGGAGTTTGACATTCCTGATCAAATGTTAGAGGCAACTCTTACACCTCCAGGTTCTGAATTAAGTATTGAACCTGATGAAGAGGAAGATGAGGATGAAGATGGAGGGTTTGAGGTTCCTAAAAAACCTAAAAGTGCTCAACGTATGGAGGAGTTAGAAATTGAGGTAGATAAAAGGAGAGTGATTAACGCACTTATGCAAGGAGCCGCTAAAAAAGGACACTACATCTTCCATATGGTTGCAGACGAATTAGACGCTTTAGATCCTAGATTAATGGGGTTATACGGTAAACTTATGTCATTGGCAGATTTCCAATATTGGATTATACCTGACAGTGTTATGGGTGGACAAGTCGGTGGTGTAGAAAAAATCGAATGGAGAAAGGCAGAAAAACCTGAAGACAAAGATGAAGAAAACGATATGGAGAGAATCGATATCGAAGAAGGTGATGATATACCAGTTGTAGTTGCTAAGGCTTGGATTTTTCCATTATTAGTTCATGAGTTGATTAAGGGTACATTAGAATTATCCGCAATTAACTGGGCTGACGATCATTTAGATTTTGAAGAACAAAAAGAGGTTATTGAAAAGGCGGATACACCTGAAGGTGAGATATGGGGAATGAGATTAGGTCCTGGTATGTGGGAGAAATTCTTAGAATGTATTGATTCTGAAAACTACGACATCAAACAATGGTTATTTAGAGAATTAACTAAGTTACCTGCATCACAATTTCACGAATTTATGAAAGAAATACTTAGTGGTAGTCAAAGATGTAAAGAAGTTGTAGACACACTTAAAGACTTACATAATCAAGATAAGGGTGATACTATAGAAGATATGTTTAATGACACAGGTTATGATGATATGGAAGATATTATAGATAATTTAGGTGTAGAACCTAAGGAAGATGATATAGAAAACGTAGAAACAGACGAAGTAGATTATAGTAGAATGTCTAAAAATGAAATAATGAAATTAATTGATGATGCATTAGACAAAGGTGATTTTAAAAAGGTAGAAGAACTTCATAAATACGTTTAATTAATAAGAACATAAAATAAGAGAATCCCACCAAAAGTGGGATTTTTTATTTATTAACAATATTTATTAATAAATAAAAGTGATGATAAATCAAAGAGTACAAAACGCAATAAATAAAATTATTGAAAAAAGATACGATGAGTTAGAGGATTATATTGAGGTGATCGAGTATATTAAAGGATTACTAGAATTAAGTTATAGTGATTCAATAGAGGGGGTATTTACTTATTTAATGAATCAAGGTGTAAACCCTTTTGATGAGGTTGATATAGAATTGGATTATTATGTGGGTAATGATGATATGTTTTCAATCCTAACAAATATTGGTTGGTTTGACAAATATCTTACAGATAATAAAGAATTTCCTTCAGATTTTGGGGATATAATTAAATCAGGTGATAGGATTTATATGTTTTGTAGTGAGTGGAAGGATTTGGCAGATTTGTTTGAAATAGATGATCAAACTTTAGTTGAGGATATATTAGATCCTGATTGGTCAGAAATATTCGGTGATTTTGATATTAGTTTCGAAAATGACGTAACAGAAGTGTTAAGTGATAAGGCAATAAACCATATAAAAGAATATATCAAAGAAAATGATTTTATAGGTAAAGAGATTTATACATTAGACTCAGAATATGGAGATATTTTAACTGAAGAATTATTAGAAGATAAATACACACTTTTCCACTTAATAGATGAAGAACAAATGTTTAATGACTTAAAATGGGAATTAAAAAATATGTATAGATGGTCTTATAATAGTGCCTCAGAAAGTGAACTGTTTAAAAGTATAAAAGATGTGATAACATCATTTTTAGGTTCTGAAGGTGATTGGGATGAAATTAAAAAAGGTGAGAAAGTAGATCATATATTAAAATTTGATGTCACTAATATATTTTACCCATATTTAAAACTTTATGTTGAAGCCACAGGTAAATTTCCATTCGATAATGCAAACTATTTTTTAGAAGTTCTAGATGAAGTTTTGATTGAACAAGGTAATGAATTGAGTGCACCGAATGTTGATAATTTTTATCCTGATAGTAGAATGGTAGAAGAGGATATGACAGAAAACGTAATTTCTAATCTATAATGAAAGTAATAATTAATAATAGACAACATTTACTTTTGGTTGAGGATAGCCAAAAATGGGATAAATTTATTCAGTATTTTAACAATAATACAATGAATAAAAATACTAAGGAGTGGTTAAATGATTTTTTCAATACGTTTAATTTAAATAAAGAAACTTTATTAAATAGTGAATCACTCTACAATATATTTTTAGATTTTTTTAGGAAAAATGTTGATTACTATAGTAATAACCTTATGGAATATGGGGAAAGGATTACAGAAATATTTGATTTAATTAGTGAAAAAGAATCTAAACGAATTTTAAGTAGTAATGGTAATCCATTAGAAAAAATAAAACAGTTATTATTATTAGAGAAAAAGTTTCCTTGGAAATATAAAAATGTTATGTTAAAGGAGGTTGTTGATGGGTTATTATATGATGTAGTAGAATACTCCTTCAAAAATTATAACCCTATTGATGCAATAACACAATTATCTATTATAAAGGATAAGATGGGTATTAGTAGGTCAGAAGGTATGGTACCATTAGTTAAGGACTTTGCATCTAAAAATGGTTTAGTATTAATACCAAAACATAAAGGAATAACATTTAAAAAGGGGGATGAATCGAGAATTAGGGATTTAATAAATTATATTAAAGATGTACCAATTCTACCTAAAAAAACTAAAAGAGGTTTTTTAAATTACATTAATCAAACTGAAAGTGGTGGTCAATTATCTACTTTTTGGAGTGCCGCCAATCAATCTGGTATAATACAAAAAGTAGGTGGCGGTAATAATGTTACTTATGAATTAGGTCCGAACTACAAAGACTGGGAAGAAGGTAAAGTAGTAGCGTTTTAAATTAAAAATATATGGATAGAGGGGAACAACTAAAAATATTCGCTCGTTGTTTAGGCGAACCAATATATGCAATCGAAACTTTTTTAAAAACATTCGATTTAACACAAAAAGGTATGGTACCTTTTAATTTGTTTCATAAACAAAAAGAAATAATTAAATCTTATGAAAAGTATAATCGTAACTTAGTAACCAAACCTAGACAGGCAGGTGTATCAACTACCACTGCCGCATATATTGCGGTTAAAACCGCGTTTGGTGATCCAGATAACCCCCATAAAGTACTAATACTCGCCAATAAACAAACATTGGCACAGGAATTCTTAAAAAAAATAAAAGATTTCTTAGACCAAATACCTTATTGGGTATGGGGATTGGATGAGGGTACGGATTATTTAGAAATTAATTCTAAGGGACATTTAAAGTTAAAATCTAATGGTTGTGAAATTAGGGCATTAGCAACATCAAAAGATGCCTTAAGGGGTTTTACGCCAACATTCTTAGTTATGGATGAGGCTGCCTTCATCGATAATGGGGCAGATGTATTTGGGGCTGCATTAGCATCCTTAGGTACAGGTGGTAAAATTGCATTAATATCTACACCAAATGGTATGGACCCATTATACTATAAAACTTATGATGGTGCCAAAAATAAAGATAACAACTTCAATGTAGTTGAAATGAAGTGGTATCAGGATGTTAGATACAACAGAGGATTATTTTGGGTTAGGGGAGAAAATGAAAAGATAGAATGTAAAACTTTAAATAGGACTAAGTTGAGGTGGGAATATTTAGATAAAATATATGAAACTGATGAATCTACCATAGATTATTATGAGGTTATGGTGAAAGAGGGGTGGAAACCTTTATCCCCTTGGTATGAAGAAATGGCGGCAGATATGGGTGATCCTAAAAAGATTGCACAAGAGTTAGATGTTTCATTTATTGGTTCGGGTGGTAACGTAATAGATGATGAATTTATCTCTTATCACGAAGAGAATTATGTTAAAGATCCAGAATTTTCTGCAGAATTAGAGAAAGCGATGTGGATTTGGAAGAAACCTGAGGTGGGTCACAAATACATAATGGGTGTGGATGTTAGTAGAGGTGATGGTAAAGATAGTTCTACTATAGTCATTTTAGATTTTGAGAATTTAGAACAGGTTGCAGAATTTAAATACAAACTACCACCAGATATGTTGGCAGAAGTAGTTTACAAATACGGTAATATGTATAATGCCTACACAATAGTTGATATTACTGGTGGTATGGGTGTTGCGACAGTATTAAAACTGTTAGAAATGGAATATAACTTCTTACACTATGACGACCCTAAAAGTAGAAAGTTATCTGAAAAGTACGCAAAAACAAAATATAATGAAGGTGATAAAGTTCCGGGATTTAATGTGGGTAATACTAGACTACAATTAGTTTCTGAATTTGAGGAACATATAAGAGAAAATAAAACTATAATAAGATCTCATCGTTTAATTTCAGAATTGAGGACTTTTGTATATAAAAACGGTAGACCCGATCATATGGAGGGTTATCATGATGATATAATAATGGCTTATGCTATGTGTATCTTTATAGTACAAACATCATTCAAAAAATTAGAGATGGTTGAAAAACAAACTAAGGCTATGTTAGAGAGTTGGATAAACGTTAATAATAAAACAGTTGCCCCACTATTAGAGGATCAGAAGTATGTAAATCCATTCTATACTAACACACCAACATACCACCCTAAACAAGGGAATAATAGTAATAACGACAATGGTGAGTACAATTGGTTGTTTGGTAGGAGATAGTATTTAGTTTTTTTTGATATTTATTATAATAGTAATAAAGTATAAAGATAAAAATGGCTAGAAAAACGATATTCCAACAGTTAAATGATTTATTCGGTCCTGAAGTAAAAAGGGCTCAAAATAAGTCAAGATATTCCATAAATGATAAAGAACTTCTTAAAACTAAATCTAAGGAGGATTTTGAATTTGAGAAACTTAAAAGACAACAAGATACATACTTGTCAAATATGTGGCAGAAAGTTGATAATGAAATATATCAACACTCCATATATTACGAAACAACTAGATTGGCATCATATGCAGATTTTGAGGGTATGGAATTTTTCCCAGAAATTGCTGCGGCATTAGATATTATGATGGAGGAATCTACAACTTTAAATTCAGAAAATAAAGTTTTAAATATATTCTCTGAAAGTAGAAGGGTGAGAAGAATCTTAGAAGATTTATTTTTTAATAGATTAGATATACATACCTCATTACCTATGTGGACAAGAAATACTTGTAAATATGGTGACAATTTTTTATTCTTAAATATTGATAGTGATGAAGGTATTACAGGTGTTAAACAATTACCTAACATTGAAATTAGTAGAAAGGAGAATGAAGGGTTTGAGGGTAATACTACTATTAAAGAAAATGATAAATTTAATCCGGTCACATTTATTTGGGGTCAAAGAGATATAGAATTTAATGCTTGGCAAATTGCCCATTTTAGATTATTAGGTGATGACAGAAGGTTACCGTATGGTACATCTATGTTAGAAAAGGCTAGAAGAATATGGAAACAATTATTATTATCTGAAGATGCGATGTTAATCTATAGAGTAACTAGGGCACCAGAGAGAAGAATATTTAAAATATATGTCGGTAATATTGATGAGAAGGATGTCCCAGCATATGTAAACAAAATCGCA